TCAATTTGGTCGTAATCCATCTAACGCTTTAATTATCTGCTCATCTGTCTTAGCTTTGTATTCATCAATTAGATAAGCATAAACTTGAGCGGTGATTGTCATGTCATTATGACCAAGACGTTTTGATATTGCATAAAGATCTATTCCTTGGGACAGGAGATAAGCCACGTGTGAGTGACGGCAACTATGGAAATGAAAACCGCTACGTTCTATATTGAGATGTTTAAGTATTTTACGAAGTGATTTATTTACCGCTGTGGAAGTAGGGACAGCACCTTGATTAACGAATACTCGATTTAGTGGATCATCTTTTGGCAGTCCATCGATAATGTCTAGCAGCCATTTATCGACAGGAATTGTTCGATATGATGATTCGTTTTTAAGCGGTTCGAATTGTTTCTTAACATCATGCCAAGACCGTTTAATTGTTATTGTGCTGTCTTTAAAGTTGATGTTGTTCCAAGTTAAGCCACCGATTTCACCGGGGCGCATACCGGTCATTAAGGCGGTTAAAATCATATACTGTGATACATATTTATGACTAGCATTATCAACGATATAAGCAACGATACTTTTGATTTCATCAATACTTAGATATTCGATTGTCCAGGTTCTTTTTGGGTCGTAGACAATTTGTGTTCCTTGAATAAAATCACGTTTGATAACACCATCATAGACAGCGTTTCTAACACAAGCATGGTAGAGTGAGTTGAGTTTAGATATTGTAGACTTGGAGTGATCTGCTCCAAAATCATTGAGGAAATGTTGATAGTCTTCACGACTGATTTCTTCAATTGTTTGCGTAGGGAAGTGCTTTTTGAGATGCATTAGCGCATTTTTATAAGTAATCTTTGTACGATCGCGAATTGTTGGTTCTTTATAAATCTCGTACCAGTTTTTAAAGTATTCTGAGAACAGCTTGGGCGCGGTACTGCTTAGCTCACCATTGATTGCTAATACTTCGTTCTCATTAGCAAATAACTGTGCTTCTTTCTTAGTAGCAAAACCACCTTTTGATTTAGTTTTAAACTCGCCGTCTTTATCCTTAAATGAAATACGAGCTTCCCATTTTTTGCCACGTTTTCTAAAACTTGCCATGGTAGATCACTCCTAATCTGGTATAATTAGGGTACACAAAAACTGCATACCTGTATGTATGTTTCTGTTGCTGCCATGTCCTGTTACTTTGCCGAGTGGGGGATATGGCTTGTTATTTATCCTCAATACAAACATATGTTCTTGGGAATGATTTTCATGTATAATTAAATTGAAAGGGTGAAAAAACATGAAGAACTGGAATACTATAAAACTAATTGTGGTTACTTTGATTGCTATTGGTCTATCTTTTTTAGGTTTTATAACCCCAAAAATTAATAGTCAGTTAATATCTGGCATATTAACATTGATTCCAATTTTAACTGCTCTTTTTCAATATTATTATGATAATCAAAACGATTTTTTTATATTGGTTCAGAAAACACTTCAGTGGTTTTCTAATCCAAAAATTGATTGGAAACAAGAATTAGATTTTACATTTATGGATGAGAATTTGAACAATACTTTTTTTAACGATTATACTAATGAACTAGTTGAAGAGCTGAAGAAGAAAAGGCTAAATGCAAAACGTATAGATGATCCAAAAAGTTCACAAAACGAAATATTAATTAATAATCCTGGAGAACAAAGTCTAAAACTTAGTTTTGCTGAAACCAGTGAAGAAGATACTTATCAGATTTACGTTCAATACTCCGCTTCGTTCTCTTATCGTAATCGTCTTAAGGGTGTTGACCAATTGCAACAAATATATCTATTGGCCACTGCAGCACCAAATAATGTAGATTCTACAAAAACGCGATTGAGAATAAACTTATTCTTTGAGAAGGGCAATCCATTTTACGGATATCTTCTTCGAACCAATGGTGCTACCGACGTATCAAATTTTAATTTACAATTTATAATCAACTCTAAGGTTAACGCAAAAGTACAAAAAGGGTATATACAATTAAACTCAGATGATTTCAAAGCATGTAGTGATGCTCTTCGACAATTAGTTGTTTTACAAAATATTAATTAATTATTGCCTGTCACATATCGATAAGTCGTGTATATAAGATTGATTTTTTCGTAATTGCTTAGTGGCTGGTGTGCATTTATTAGTACAATAGCTCCTTTTTGTGAGAAACCGATTGAACGTGCGATATTATCGATGTCTATTGAGACACCAAGGTATGTGGCGGTATGGTCTTCTATCGCTTGAACAACATCGGGTTGATTTTTGACACCTAATCCCATGTAACCTTTTGCTGTCAACCCTGAAACATTAGGTGAGAACCATGCTTGTTTAACAGATGCAAGTCGATTTGATATTCTATCAAAATCGAATTGTACAGCATTCAAGGACACTTTATCATCCAATACCTCATTTATTTTTTTTAAAAAAGCACTGACGACTTTTGATGAACCAACAGCAATTAGCATTGTTCTCCGTGAATTTACATAAATATTAAATTCATTGTGAACGTCATATTCTTCATAGGGATGTGTACCTATGAAAATTGTGGTTTTATGTGTTTGTTGCTGGACGCAATGAAATGTATTCCAATTCTGATTTCCGAAATTAATTATCTCATCACTAGGAGTAATGGTTCCGTATTTGGTAGTATTTGTTTTGCTTTTTTGAATATCAAGTGCTTGATCAATATTAAATTGATTGATACTTTTGAAAGTATAGGTCATCATATCGTAAATTCACCCTCAATTATTAAAAAATTATTTTTCAAAACACCCACCGTCGGAATCGAACCGGCGCACGTCACCAGAGTGGGGGAAGGTGATTTAATTGATGAAGGATGTATTCTTTGCTTTCCAGTCTTCCAACTTTATTTGAACCCAGAAAGAATAAATACCTAATGTGATGATACTTAGCAAGAGCCATTTAATCCAATTTCCAAATAGTCCAATCGCACTGCCGCTAAATTTCATTCTGTGACCATCAATTACCGTGTGGTTGATTTTCCAACCATATATCATTGTTATCGCCCAAGGATAACAAATACCCAATGTACATATTGTAATTAGCGCTCCTAAAAGCGACCATCCAATTAATTGAAGTAGTCCGCCATCAAAAAAAGAGCTTCTACCATTTCTTGTTTCCATGTTTTCTCCTATTTTTATATCTACGAGCTAAGTAATTACTACTTATCTAAATTTTGAATTGCATAATCTGCTTCTGCCTGGGTAAATTTTTCACCTGATGAAGAAACTAATTGTTCCTTGATAGCATCTGTGGACATATTCATTTCTGACTGATAGGTCTTCGCTGTTGCTAAAGCCGCTGCATTGTAGTCAGCTTTTAAGTGATCAACGGCATATTGAGCTTCTGAAGCTGCAAACTTTTCACCAGCATCAGATGTTAACTGATCATAAACACCAGCTTTAGATAGATGCATACTAGTAACATATGTTTTTGCGGTTTCTAGAGCGTTTTTATTCCAGTCTGCTTTCACTTTTGAAATAGCATAATTAGCAGCATCTTCTGGAAAACCCTCGCCAGCATCAGATGTTAACTGATCATATAGGCCGTTTTTTGAAAGATGCATGGTAGAAACGTATGTTTGTGCGGTTGCTAATGCATTGGTAAACTCAGTCGAAACTTCGCTACTTTCTTTTGAAGATGATTCTTCTTCGGAAATTGCGGTTGATTCTTCGCTAGAAGATTCTTCCTCTGAACTTTCTATTGGTTCTTCACTATAAGAGTCATCCGTTTCTTCGGATTCTTCTTTATCAGAAATTTTGCTTGATTCTTCTGTTTTGGCTGCTGATTTGTCGTCTTCATCAGATGAACCACCCATTTGTGATCCAATGCCGCCTACAACCAAGACAACTAAAATCCAGAACCAAACACGTTTGTAGAAAGGTTTTTTAACCTTAACTGTGTATTGTTTCCCATCATCACCCGTAATCTTTTTCTTTGCCATAACTATTCCTCCTGTACCAGCCTTCTGGTATAATTAATTTTGTAACAAGCGTTATGTTTTTATTAGCCGTCCTCGTGCCCAGCGCAGACGGCTTTTTTATGTTTTAAATTCCTAAAATCTGTTTTTTCTTCGAATTAAATTCTTCTTGAGTAATAATGCCATCGTCTAAGAGTGACTTAAGGTTTCGAAGATCATTTATTTCAGTGGGTTTCCTGTCTGTTTCTGTTTTATAATATGAAAGCCGTTTGTCAACATATCTATAGAATTCTTCGGTCTCCTTAGCAAAGCTTTTTTTAAAAGCACGCAGAATTACTGCATTTGGGTCTTTAGAAGCATCTAAATTAGTTTGACCTGTAATACCAACGCTTTGACTAGTTGCCATCTCTGGATTGACAACAAATTGAATATAGCCATTAGCCAATTTTGATGGTTTTTTATACTCAATTGAGATTAGGTCTTTATAGAAGAACTTCTTATTACCTTTATTTCCCTGGGTTATAAAGCCGCCAAGAGATTTTCTAGAAATTTCAACATAATCGTCATAAGCAATTAATACGCCATTCGTTCCTTTTAATTCCATCCTTTGACCTCCAGTATCAAAACCTATTTTGATATAATATATTTGTTCAAGTTATAACGTACTCTACTCGTTTGCGGCGGTAGGGTATTTTTTATGCTTTAATAAATGCCGTATTCTTTCTGAACTTCTTCAAATGTTTCTGGCAAACGGTCGTTATCTTCAACATAGAGAAGTCCTATTAATCCGACACCAAATTCATTGGCTTCATTTTCTAGTTTGTCATGACCACTTGTAATTCCTGTATAGTAGCTATTTAATCCCTCATGCAGAATTACGTGTCCCAATTCATGTGCCATTACAAAATAGCGTTGTGGTGAATACCGTAGAGAATCATTTAACATGACGATCGGCAGCTCTTTATCATACATAGTTTTACCAAGCGGCATTTTACCAAGGACAGCATAATCTACTTCTATATTTAAACGTTCTGCTATAACGAATGGGTCGGCAGTGTGGTAACGATTAATAACGGCCTCAATGGCTTCTTTAATTCGATCCAAATATACTCGCCACCTAGTCGTGCTTATGACGATTCCAAAAAATCTGCGTCATAGCAATTTTCAATTTTTCTTTTTCTTCTTGAGTAAGATCGTCGCCGCCGTAAGTCATGCTGTCGGCGTTGTTCTCAAGAAATTCTTTTAGATCATGAGTATCCTGATCATTTGCCCATTCTGGAGTGTCGTTTTTACCAAGTAGGTAATCGACAGTAACACCAAGGACGTTAGCGACTGCTTCTAAATTAGAAGAATCAGGAGTACGCTTTTTCCACCCATAAATAGTAGTTTCACCAAGACCAGCTTTAGACGCGACAGTACGTAAACCTAAACCGCGCTTTTTAGCGAGAGAACTAATTCTTTCAAATATTGTCATATCAACATTTCTCCAAACTTTACCAAAGAAATGTATTATTCTGAATAATAAAGTGTTGCATTTTTGTATTCAGTATTATACAATAATCTTTGTTAAGAAATACAGTTAATAAATAAGGCAAATTAAAACAGTTATTAATCAACTTGGCAGGCGACGAATAACGTTTTTATTGCTTATTTAACTATGAACTTATTGTATTCCACTGCATACAAAATTTCAATAGTTTTCTTAACAATGTTTAACAGAAAATACAAAGGAGGATAAGTTGATGAACGAATTAATTAAAGTAACAACGAATGAAAATGATGAACAGTTAGTTAGTGCACGAGATTTGCACAAAGGTCTAGAAATAAAAACGCGTTTTAGTCAGTGGGTTACACAAAATTTCAAAAACTTCCGTGAGGGTATCGATTATAGCTCCGTAGTTACAACTACACGGCAAAATCAATATGGCGGTATTAAGCAAATAAATGATTATGCAATCACCACAGAAATGGCTAAACATATCGCAATGATGACCGGAACTGAAAAAGGATATGAAATACGAGACTATTTCATCAAAGTTGAAAAAGCTTGGAACAATCCAGAAATGGTTGTCCAACGTGCATTACAAATTCAAACACGCAAGGTTAAAAAGCTCGAACTTGAGAACGAAAGAATGAAGCCCAAAGCTGATTATTTCGATGATTTAGTTAAACGTAACTTACTGACCAACTTTCGAGATACGGCAAAGGAACTTCATATAAAACAGAAAAAGTTTATTGATTGGTTACTGGATCATAAGTATGTATATCGAGATAAACGTCGTCAGTTAAAACACTATGCAAAATATGATAATGATCTATTTGAATTTAAAGAGTTTGCAAGTGAGTGGACAGATAAAGCACATTTACAGTCGTTGATAACGCCCAAGGGTAGAGCAACATTCAAACTTCTGCTAGAACGGGATAGCTTCAACGAATAATTGTTAACAAAAAATACAAAGGAGGCCAATAATGTTTATCCGAACAGAAACAAATGAACGTGCTAAAGCGATTCTTTCTTGGCTTGGCGCTCATAAAAAGCAAGAAACACAAACTACATTAGCAAAACAATTTGGTAAGTCTAGAACATTTGTAAGTTTATCTTTGAACGCACAGTCAGTTACCAAAGCATCCGAATCATTAGTTAATGATATTTACGAATATCTGCAAAAGAAATATGGCTTTTAGGAGATGAGTAAAATGAATAAACGGCAGAAAAAGAAAAGACTCAAACAGATGTTAGCACCATCGAATGAGTCTTTTGGAAAAGCAATTAATTTAAAAAAACTAAACGGAATAATTTTGCCACGGAATTTGCTCAACGTAGATACCGCTCAAGAAGTTGACAATATCAGGCCGTCCTAAGTATTTGTAACCATCCGTCGTTTGTTCAGCTAGTATGACGGGTCTCGGAAAATTAATTGGCGCCTGGTTTTGTATTGATTGAAGATTTTGTTGAGTTAGATAACCAGGTTTTACCTGAATTATTGAAAAATCAATGCCTTGTTCGTTAATAACAGCTCCAGTAAACTTCATATTAATTCACCACCTTATATTGAGATAACTAAATTATTTTTTGTGAGATTTTGCTTGAGCCAGAGCACTACCAGCTACAGATTTACTAGTTTTACTAGTACGACCATCGCGCAAAATTTTTGACGCTTTTTTAGCAACTTTTGAAGAAGTTGTTTTACGGCTTGAAGATTTTGCCATCTGTTTCACCTCGATTTAATTGAATTAAACGTTTCCTGAAGGAGGGATTGTTCACTAATTATTATAGTGCCATAACTATAAAGTTTCAACTATATGTTGTGTTTTAAAAAATATTGTAACTATATGTAGTACGAAAGAGATGACAATTATGAACGTTTCCACAACGATTAATAGAGTTTTAGAAGAACATCACATGACGGCTTATGGATTATCTAGAAAAACAGGATTACCAACAGCCACTATTTATCAGCTTGAAAAAGGAATATCTAAAGACGTTAAGCTATCAACACTAATTAAAATCGCTGATGCATTAGATATTAGCTTAGATGAATTTAGAAAATAGGAGGTGGGAGCAATGCCTCAAACAATTAAGGCAACAGCAACGATTGAACTACCATCAAATTTCAAAGTTGTTGACACTAGCCAACTCGGTAATGGTGATTCGTTACTCGGAAAGACTTGGAACATCGCGGATTTAAGAGCTTGGACAGGCAACAAATCTAAGGCTTGGATAGAAGATAACATTCTTTATAACCCTAAATACAGTCGTGAGATACAAAAAATGTATGACGACAAATTGATCATTCACTCAGGCAGAAAAGGCAGTCCGTGGAAATTTAAAGCCTACGAAATGGCTAAGTTTATCGACAGACATTGGAGTGAGTTTAATTGGTAAAAGGAGCGTTCAGATGAAACACACAAAATTAATGTTAGCAATCGCAATGTTATTGGTTGGCATGATTGTTCCAATTAATTTGCGAGATGGACTCAGCGATCTATTATTCGGAGCAACTTTCATGTGGATCATCGTCAATCAAGAGGCGTTCTTCGGCAAGAGCACAAAAAAAGCTACCACTCACCGGCATGAGTAGTAGCCAACAAACAAAAACATTATTCGTGGTAATTGTACCACATGGAGGCTAGTTATGTATAAGCAATCTGATATTGATAGGGCGCAAGCAACGTATGAACGTAATCAGCTGCGAAAAGCAGAGGAGTATAGCATTGAAACGGATGGTGACGATAATGACGAGTGACAATCTTGCCAAAGCATTGATCAACGTTCAAAAAGATTTAAAACCAGTGCCGCGAACACAAGAAAATCCATTTGCTGGAACTAAATATGCCAGTTTGGATGACATTATGGCGGTGTTGCGTCCGTTATTGGTTGAGAATGATTTAGCTTTAGTCCAGGATCCTGTCACAAAAAAAGAAGGTGATACTGTGAGTATCGGTATTAATACGGTGTTGATTCATTCAAGTGGCGAACAGATGTCATTTGGTCCTTTGTTTATGATATTGGAAAAAGGCGCCAAGATGAACATGGCACAATCTGCTGGCTCAGTAATTACGTATGCTAAACGCTATGCAATCAGCGCGATTTTTGGAATTGTCACTGATGATGATACAGATGGAGTACAGCCACAAGTAAAAGCACAGCAACGATCATCCAAACGGTCAGCACAGTCTAAACAACCAGTATCAAATGAACCGCTAGCATCAAAAGAGCTGCAAAAAAAGATTAACGACGCGGCGACTGCTATTTGCACACTCAGCAATAACCGCACCAATGAATATTTCAAGAGCGTGCTGTTAGATGCGCAAAAGGCTGGCGGTTACAACAATCTCAAGACCGCCACACAAGCTCAAGCCAATAAGGCATATGAGCATCTCAAGGCATTCTATAAGCAAGTTAGGCATAATCAAGGGCTTGATCAAGCAACGAAACAAGCAGAACAACAAAGTCAAGTGCACTGGGGGCAACAATAATGGCAAATGAAATTATGTTAGAACGGCCGGTTGATTTAGATTTCCAGCCGGCAAAGTTAGAGTTTACGAATTACGAGGAATTGAAGGCGTTAGTTGAGAAATACGCTGATCGATATAAAAATTTGGTCTTTACACGAGAAAATAAATCATCAGCAATCAAAGCACGCACTGAATTGCTATCAATCGTCAATGCCATCGAATCTAATCGTAAAAACGTTAAGCAAGTCTACAACAAACCATTGAATGAGTTTGAGCAACAAATTAAGGAACTGACAGGTTCAATCAATGAACCACTGAACCAAATTCGTTCTGGACTAAAGGAAATTGATGACAACGAAAAGCAAGAACGCCAAGACGTTTTAAATCGCATTTTAAGCAAGTTAGTAGAGAGTAAGTCAATTACATTAGACGACGTGCAAATTGACGCTAAGTGGCTGAATAAGGGCAATTGGAACGACAAATTGCGACCGATTACTAAGCTGCAAGCCGAACTCGAACAAGCTGTTGATGAAGCTGTCAAAGTGAAGCAACAACGTGAGACTGACCTTAAGATTTTGACCGAATTTTGCAAAGCCAAAGATATCGATCCAGTTGGTTGGGTTAGTCAACTTGATTTTAAATCGGTTACCGAGGTTATGGACTTAATCAATACCGACGTTGAACGCAAACGTAAGATTGCTGAAGGACAAGCCGCTAAGCAACAAGAATTTGAGCAACAGAAAGCACAACAAGAAGCGGTTGTTGAAGAAGCAGCTGATTCTGAAGAAACGCCAATACCAGATGATCCGCTAATTACTGACGTTATTCAAGTGACTGGCACATTGAGTCAGCTTAACGGTCTTAACAAATATCTTGTTGAACACGGCATTCAAGTTGCCATGGTTAACGAAAATACGACCGATGATTTGCCATTTTAGTGATGAACTACCAGGGCAAAATCATCAAAGCAACTGGTGATGAAGTGACGTTCAAACTTGACCGTGAATTTGATGCTGAGGAAGCGCGACGTCTGACAATTAAGGGTGCTCCAGAATTCAATGTGAGCATTGTTGATCAACGTAACATTACAAGTGACCAAAGTGGCATGATTTACGGCTTATTTGGGGATATTTCCGACTACACAGGTTATCCAACTGATTTTGTTAAAGCATGGATGAAGACAGCCTTTGCGGGTTTTAAAGGCATTGAAGATTTTAGTCTGGCACGCGATGCAATGAGCCAAGTTATGGCTGGTGACTTTATTGAATTCATATTGGAATTCTGTTTAGAAAATGGCATTCCGTTCAAGTATCAGCAATTCTATTTGGCAGCCGATATTTCACGCGTGCTGTTCTTATACCTCAAGTATCGCATGTGTTTCGTCTGCGGCAAGCCACACGCTGACATTGCCCATTACGAGACCGTCGGCATGGGCAACAATCGTAAGCACATTGATCATCGTAAACATCGATTCATGGCATTGTGTCGTGAGCACCACATTGAACAGCATAAGATCGGCCTCAAGTCCTTCATGGCCAAATATCACTTCGTACCGATCAAGTTAAATGATCAAACAATCGTATCACTTAAAATTATGACAGCTAGTCAGTTACAGCAATTTGATAGAAAGGAGAGCAGGAATGGCTGAACCTAAGAAAAGCTATTACGCAATCATTCCGGCTAATGTCAGATATGACGAAAACCTGATTCAAGGGGCTAAGTTGTTGTACGGCGAAATTACAGCACTATGTAACGAAAAAGGTTATTGCTGGGCAACAGATAGTTACTTTTCATCCTTGTATAAGGTTTCTAAAAAGACGATTCAGCACTGGTTAAAATCTCTCAATGATAATGGATATATTAGTAAAGATATTAAGTACAAAGAGGGTACTAACCAAATTGAGCATAGGTATATACGAATTTGTCCATACCCTATGGACAAAAAGGTGCATACCCCTAGGGAAGAAAAGGTTAGAGATAATAATACATCTCTTAATACTACATTTAATAATACAAATAATATAAAGACTGTGTCGGGCAAACCCGACACAATCCCTTATAAAGAAATTATTGATTATCTGAACAGCAAAGCCAATAAGTCGTTCAAGAACGTTGAAAGCAACAAGAAGTTAATTCGGGCTCGTTTCAATGATGGCTACACCTTAGAAAATTTCAAAAGGGTGATTGATGTTAAGACATTAGAATGGCTTAACGATGGCAAGATGGCCGATTACTTGCGTCCAACAACGTTGTTTGGCAATAAGTTTGATCAGTATCTGAACCAGAAACCTAAGCGAGCCAAAACGGCTGGTGTGGTACCTTCTTGGATGAAAAAACCTAGTCAAACTAAGCCATTACCATCACTAGCAAAAGTAAATGAAGATATGCAAGCAACAATCGCTAAGAAAATGGCGGAATTAAACAATTTGGGGAAAGCAAATGCAAGAAAAGCTGAATAGTCATATTGATTTGCGACTACCAACAAAAGAAGAACATCAAAGAAACTTAGAAATTCTAAGTCAGTTGAGAGAGGGAGTTAAACATGATTAATCGAGTCGTTTTAGTCGGTCGTCTGACTAAAGATGTTGATTTACGTTACACCGGTAATGGCATGGCAGTGGCATCCTTTACTTTAGCAGTTAACCGCCAATTCACGAACGCACAAGGCGAGCGCGAAGCTGACTTCATCCAATGTGTGATTTGGCGTAAAGCAGCAGAAAACTTCAAGAATTTCACACATAAAGGTTCGTTAGTTGGCGTTGACGGCCGTATTCAAACACGTTCATACGATAACCAACAAGGTCAGCGTGTGTATGTCACTGAAATAGTTGTAGACAACTTCTCATTATTGGAGTCAAAAGGTTCAAACAGAGCTGCTAGCAATGATCCGTTTGCTGGTAACGGTGAACCGATTGATGTCAATGATGACGATTTACCATTCTAGCGAGGTGATAAGAAATGGCCTCAATAGTTGATATTGTTCACGAAATTGAAGATGACTACGGCGGTACTGTTGATAATGCTCCAGATAGTGATCCACGTTTTCAAATAACCCACAGAGTTTGGCGTAAAAGTAAAAGTGATACCAGGCATCCAAACCAGAAACTTGATCTAGATGATCTACGTGAATTGTGGGAGCAAGGCATGAGCGATCAAAAAATGGCTGATGAATTGGGCTTTGACTGTTCAACGGTTGTCGCAGCACGGTCTAAACATCTTGGGGAACCAAACCGAAAAAAGTGGATTATTACTCGTGGTAAAGAGAAGCGCTTGATTGAAAATAATATTGAATTAAAAAAATTCTTTGCTACTTCTAGTAGTGAAGCTGGCTTTCTTAAAAATAAAGCCCTGGAACTAGGATGGAAAGCAGTTCGAGTATCAACTCACGATGATGTTCATTTTTATGAAGCTGATAATTCTGAACGTGTTGATAAAAAGAAACTACGTGAGCTGTGGGAACAAGGGCTATCAGACAACCAAATCGCAGATGAGCTCAATATTAGCTCTAAATCAGTTTATAATCATCGAGCAATTCTCGGCAAAAGCAATCGTAAAATATGGCGATTGACTAACGGTAAAGATGAAAAAGTATTCATAACAACCGCAGATTTTGCAAGATACCTTGGATTGCACATTTCAACACCGCCACGAAGATTGATAAGGCGTGCTAAGCATAATGGCTGGAAAGCAGTTCAGGAGTTGACACATGACTATTAATGACGTATTGGTTAAAAATCTTACTTATTATCGGCATAACATGGAATTAAACAAAACATCGTTTGCAAAAGTTTGTGGAGTTAACAGAACAACACTGGAAAATATCTATTCTGGGTTAAACACCATTTCACTTACCACGTTAGAACAAATTGCAGATGGATTGGGTTGCAAACCGTCTGATTTGATACTTGATTGGGACGGTGAGTTAAAAAAATGAAGTTACTAAAAGTATTGGCAATAACGTTTATCACACTAATAATCGTCGGCATGGCAATGTTTGCTTATGCGTACTTTTTAACAGCAAACATTCAACTATTTTTGAGCGGCGTACTTGTAGCAATCGCTGCTGGAACAGCACTCATTATTACACTGATTATTGGTTCGATTATGGAGGGATTCAAATGAGGATAATTAAATACAGAATTTGGGACAGTAAAATAAAACAATACGCTACCGAAGACTATCAATTTTTAATCTCACGTACTGGCGATCTATGGGGATCCGTTGGTGATTGGTTAGGAGTTCATTTTAATGAAGATGCTGGATTTCAAATTGAGCAGTACACAGGTATTAATGATGTTAAGGGTAAACCCGTTTACGAAGGCGACATTGTCAAAGTTTATCGTCAATGGATTGACCAGGTGGTATTTGAACAAGGCTGTTTTGGATTAAAGGCTAGTAATTATCATTCATTCGTTCCGCTAAGTGAGCTTAACGGTGCTATAAAATTAATTGGCAATATACATGAAGATGTCAACGTGGTAGGTGAGTAAATGCCAGCAAGAAAAATCAATATTAACGACGTAGATTATCAGGTATTAACTGGTGCCGAGTTGATTAGGACAGCAATTGATGATTGGCTAAATTTCACGGATAACGACGTAACCTTAATTCAGTGGTATCCAAAATTAGACGTTGTTTTACCAAATAAGAAGTATGTAGTTTCACCAATGCTTGATTTTGAGGAGGTAGAGGATGGAACGAGGAATTTATAAGCACATTGAACAAATCCTCAGAGACTATCCTTATATTGATCAGTACGTGCATGACCGCAAGCAAGAGCTGCTTTACCCGCATGATGAATTCCCTGATGTTAATATCGGTGGCGGTCGTAGTAATGTGCCCGGGACACCGGTTGAAGATTTAATCATCACCATTACAGATGATCGTCGAATTACGGCGCTTGAGAAGAATAAACGGGTTGTACAGGAGTGCTTAGATTGTACAGACTTTGATACTAACTACATCATTAATGAACTGTATTTTAAAAAGCATCCAACGTTGACGTTGAGTGGGGTTGCCGAGTCTTCACACATGAGTATGGCAACCATAAAGCGCAAGCGAACTGAATTCTTTGAGAGCGTCAAGGATAAATTCGGTTGGTGAGCCAAAGTTGAGCTAAACAAGGTTAAGATAAGTGGTAAATTAGTAGTATAGAAAGTTAACGAGAGCGAACCGGGCTGAGGCGGTTCGCTTTTTGTGTATTTTGTAGTTGTTAGCCGAGTAGTTGTTCAATTTGTAGGTGCACAGTTTAATAAAAATACAAATTACATCATTGTTGTAGTATGATAAAACTATAACAAACAGGAGGCTGTATAGATGAAAAATAAATATAAACAGGGAAATATTAATGTGACAGAAGTCACATTAAAGGGATTCCATACATTGGGCTTTAAGGGGAATGCATCAATTAATGGTGCTTATTACCCAGTTATTTCAGGTACTTTTGATGGTCCAAGTGTTGATGTTTTTCAGCCAATTGATCCAGATGCTGAACAATGTTTTGAGGATGAACTAAAAAAATTATTACGAGATTATATTAATGGTCCTTCAGCGTTTGCTGAAGTGTGGGAAGAAATGGCTGAAAAAATCAAGGAACATCAATTTCATTTGGAGTACTAGAAACCTAAACGTCATGCATATTCAGCATGGCGTTTTTATATATAAATTTTTGTGTATAGAAAGGAATGTGAAGACTGTGCCTGTTTTAAAGAACTACCGCTACGAGAAGTTTGTTCAGTGCCTTATTACGGGCATGAGTCAACGCAAAGCTTATCGGGAGGCGTATCCTGCATCAAAAAGATGGAAAGATACAACTGTTGATAGTAAGGCATCGATTTTAAATAAGAATGGTAAGGTTTTGGAAAGGTACAATGAGCTACTTGAAGAGGCTCAAGATGCCGCAATCCTTACTCGAAAAGAGCGTATGGTAACTTTGTCAAACATCGCCCGTGATGCTGATAAAGAAGCCGATTCAATTAAGGCAATCGATGTTTTAAACAAGATGGATAATCTGTACGTCACAAAAACTGAAATGTCAGGTAGCGTTGAGGTTACTAATCCATATGCTGACTTAACAACCGAAGAGCTTCGAAAGCTGGCAGCAGATCATGAATAGAATTGCACAGGGAGCAAAATTGGAATTGTCACGTCGTTTCTTTTGGGACTATTGTCAAACGACCGCGTCGGACTTTTATAAGCCTGAGCGGTCGTTTTTGATGATGTTGTGTGATGAATTGCAGAACTTTCTATCTGATGATCAGCATGATGTGCTAGTTATTAATGAGCCACCACGACATGGCAAATCACGAACTGGTGGTAAATTTGTTGAATGGGTATTAGGAAATGATCAGACTAAGAAAATTATGACTGGTTCGTACAATGAAACTTTATCAACAACCTTTTCTAAGGGTGTTCGTAATGCTATTCAAGAGATTAAAGCCGATGAGAAACGGATTGTTTTTAGTGATGTTTTTCCAGGTGTTGGTATTAAACAAGGCGATGGCGCTATGAACTTATGGAGCCTGACCAAAGGATATAACAACTACTTGGCCACATCGCCGACAGGTACAGCAACTGGTTTTGGTGCTGATATTATCATGATTGATGACTTAATCAAGAACGCTGAAGAAGCTAATAATGCAATGGTACTTGAGAAACATTGGGATTGGTTCGTTAACACGATGCTTTCACGGCTTGAGACTGGTGGCAAGATCATTATTATCATGACTCGTTGGCATAGCAATGACTTGGCTGGTCGTGCCATTCGTGAACTACCAGCAACTGGGTATCGTGTTAAACACGTCAATATGAAAGCTTACGATGAAGAAACAGACACTATGCTTTGTGACGATATCTTAACTAAAGATGAGTATTTCCGTAAGATGAAAACAATGGGAGCTGACATCGCCGCTGCTAACTATCAGCAAGAGCCGATTGATATTAAAGGCCGACTTTACCATGAGTTACAAACGTACGATGAACGATCTGATTACAAGAAGATATGGTCATATTGCGATACCGCTGATACCGGTGCTGATTACCTTTGCTCAATTGTTTGGGGAGAACGCAAAGACGGCATCTGCGAAGTGCTTGATGTGATTTATACGCAAGACTCGATGGAATATACCGAACAAGCTGTGGCCAATCAGTTAATTAATTATCAGGTTAATAAAGCCCGTATTGAACGCAACAATGGTGGACGGTCATTTGCCCGGGCGATAAGAGATCGTGTGCGTGGTAAGTCAGCAACTGCTATTGAGGACTTCTTTCAGTCGGCTAACAAGGTAGCGCGTATCTATTCCAACAGCGCTTGGATAGAACAAAATATCTTATTTCCATCTGATTGGCGGACGCGATGGCCAGATTATTATGATGCTATGACTAAGTATCAACGAGAAGGTAAAAATAAGCATGATGATGCACCTGATGCCACGACGGGTATTGCTGAAACAATGAATGGTAAAACAAGATGGTTAATTTAGAGGTGAGACAATGCTAAATCCGTTATTAAGTGATGATCCAAATACAATTGCATCAAGTTTAAAGCAAGCAATTAGGTTAGATAAGAATTCACCGACTAAAAAAACAGCTCGGGAAGGGATGCGTTACTACGACCACGAAAATGATATTTTGAAGAATCGTATCTTTTATATTGATGATGATAACGAATTGCGTGAAGATAAATACGCATCTAATACGAAGATACCGCACGGCTTCTTTCCTGAAATTGTTGATCAAAAGACTCAGGTATTATTGAGCAATCCATTAACGTTTGACTGCGAAGATGATAGCTTAAAACAAGAATTAGAAACATATTACGATGAAGACTTTCAAGTATTCTTACAGGACACTGTCACTAGTGCTTCACAAAAAGGTTATGAATATATTTTTGCACGCACAACTGCTGAAGATCGATTAACGTTTCAGATTGCTGATTCATTAACAGTATTCCCTGTTTACGATGATACCAACCAATTAAAGCGTATTGTCCGTAACATTGATAAGGATATTGTCAAGAATGGTAGGAAGCTGATCATTCATCTTGCCGAAGTTTGGGATGATAAGCAAGTGTGGTTCTTTAAAGCTGAAGGTACTAAGAACTATCAGCTTAACACTGATATTACGCTCAACCCACGGCCACACGTTGTTGCAGTTAGAGATGATGGTAGTTTATTGAGGCGTGATTATGGTGTGATTCCTTTTTATCGTTATAAAAATAATGCTAAAGAAACGAATGATCTAAAACCGATTAAGGCGTTGATTGATGATTACGATATCATGAATGCTTTTCTGTCTAATAACTTACAAGATTTTACCGAAGCAATTTATGTTGTTAAAGGATACGACGGTGATGACTTATCCAAGTTACGTCAGAATATTCGTGCTAAGAAAACAGTCGGTGTTGATGCAGATGGTGGTGTTGAAATTCAAACCGTCAATATTCCTGTGGAAGGTCGTAAGACGAAGATGGAAATTGATAAGGCCAATATCTATAAGTTTGGTATGGCGTTTGATAGTACACAAATTGGGGATGGCAATATCACAAATGTGGTTATTAAAAGTCGATACAGTTTATTGAACATGAAAGTTAACAAGACAGAAGTCCGTATTCGTGCCTTACTCAAGTGGATTAATCAGATGGTTGTCGCTGATATTAATCGACGCAAGAATACTGCATATGATCCAGCAGATGTGAGCTTTGAATTTACCCGTGAATTAATGGTTAACGAAACAGATATTGCGGCTAATAAGAAAACTGCTGCTGAAACTAAACAGGTTATGATTGCTACTATTCTAGAAGCCGCACCGCAATTACCTGATGATGAAATTTTACGGCTTATCTGCGAGCAATTCGATTTAGACTTTGATGAGATTAAAGATGAACTCGAAGAAGAACCCTATACTCAAGGATTAGCCAGTGGAACTGATCGTGAGGTGATTAACGATGCAACAGTTGGACAAGTGGCAACAGGAACTGGAGAAGTTGACCCAGAAACAGTACAAAAAGACTGATAGTGAGTTGTTTAATACTTATCGTCAAATTCTGATCGATATCAAGAAGAAGCTATATATATTTACTCAAAACTATCCTAACCTTTCGTTTTCTAGTCGCTTAGAAGTCGAAAGGCTTTTTCATGTCGCTGATGAGATTGATGCGATATTATCCACTAGTTCTGATTCAATTGAGAATACGATTAAAGACTACTCAGCCGGACAAGCAGAACAAGGCTATTATGGAGTGTGGTATTCGTTGGAACAATCGCAAGATATTACCATTCAGATACCTTTGATCAACCATGATTATGTGATGAATTTGGTCAATGCTCCAGTGGCTGGTAAACGACTTTCTAAGCGCCTTTACGAGCGACGTAATGAATTAGCCAAAAACGTGACTAATAACATCATACAGGGTTTATTTGAGGGTAAAAGCTACGCTGAAATTGCTAAGCGTGTAAGTAATGAGACAGAAGCGAGTTATAAAAACGCCATGCGAATTGTAGTCACTGAGGGTGGACGTACCTCGTCAATTGCGCAGCAGAGTAGTTCCGAACACGCAAGATCACTTGGTATTGATATGCAAAAGCGCTGGTTAGCAACGTTAGATGGCAAAACACGTAATGATCATCGTGATTTAGATGGTCAAACAGTCGATATTGATGCGGAATTTAAGATTAATGGTCATTCAGCCAAACAACCGCGAATGTTTGGTGTAGCGAGTGAAGATGTTCGTTGTCGTTGTACAACTGTTAATATTGTTAATGGTATTGCTCCTGAAACAAGAATGGATAATGAGACTGGTACTATTATTAAGCGTAAAAACTATAATGAATGGCTTGATAACAAGAAAAATCAAGCAGCTGATGCTATAATTGGGTTAAAGACGCCTGATGGAATAACAATCAATGAACTGTCCGCTCATTTGTATGATAGAAAAAGTGAACGTAGTGTCGATATTAAAAGCATTATTAGGACAGTTAAATATCCTATAAAAGTTGATAGTATTAAATATGATAGTCAAGGAAGGCCAAGTAAAAAATATATCGGTGATTACGCAACAATTGCAATAAATCCTGATAATGGCCGTATTATTACAGTCTATCCAACTACAAGTAAACGTCGAAGAAAAATAAGGAGGGGGAGTGCTGATGGAACTTTATAAACTGTTATCAAAAAATGATCGTCTTTTTTTGAAAGATAAACTAAACATTATTGTCGAAGAACGAAACTATTCAGACGATGAAGTCGATAATGTTTATGAGGCCATTGAGGATTTCCACATCTTAAAGTCCTTTGACAAAAATTATGATCTTACTAAAGATGGTGAACAAGCGCTAGAGTTATTAAATTCAAATATCTGGGATTAGCACTTGATCAAATGATTGGGTGCTATTTTTGTATTCAAAAATAGGAAGTGGTTAATTGAAACGCTGTAAGCTAACGTACTGGACTGGTGATAAGGGCGGTGATGGGGAATTTGTCACCATTGAAGCCTTGTTAAATATCAAGGATATTAATCGCTTGATGTCTGACACGCCGCCAAAGTTTATTGAAGCTATCATAAACGACGGTGAATGGATGGCCATTCCTGTTGAAAATATTAATAAAATGGTTCAAGTGTATTAGATCACATTTATTATGTGGTCTATTTTTGTGTCCTGGTGATGACGTTAAACCCACCATTACCGAGCTGACGGTATATTCAGACACTCTAAGCGGAACCGACCGCTATAAAAGGTATGGAGGAAGAAAAATGGAATGGATTAAAGCAATTCTAGCTAAGCACACTAAGGAAGATGGCACGATTGACGTGGATGCGGCCAATACGGAAATTGATAAAGAATTCCCGAAGAATGCTGTGCCAAAGGATCAGTACAATAATCTTTCAACTCAGTTATCTGATGCAAACAAGACTTTGAAATCTCTTGAAGATAAGACTAAGGATAATCCGGATATTCAACAAGAATTAGCTGATCTAAAAGATAAGGCTGAAGCGTTGGAAAAAGAAAATACTGATTTGAAGATTAATGGTCAAGTGTCGGCCGCGTTACAAGCTGTTGGTGCTAAAGATATTGATTATGCCACTTTCAAATTGGGTAAGTTAGAAATTGATAAAGACGGCAAGGTAAAAGACCTGGACAACAAGATTAAAGAATTAAAATCGAGCATTCCCGATTACTTTGCTGGCAAGGAAGATACAAAGCAGGAAGATAATCCGGGCAATGGTTATCAGACTGTTGACAATAAGCTTGAGAGCGGTCAGCAACATGACGCTGATCCTTTCGCTGATATTATAGCGAAATACGATAAATAGGAGGAATTAAATCATGGCAGTAAAAATTTATTCACAACAATTCAAGGAACTATTACCAGTATTATTTGCAGCTAAATCACACTTCTTAAAATCATTCGGTACATTAGAGGTGTTGGATGGTATTTCTAACAGTGATACAGCCTTTAGCGTCAAAGTGTCAGATATGGACGTTATTATTAACGACTATGACAAGACTAAGAAAATTGACGCTGGTCGTTTAGGTGAAATGACTGAAATTATTTCTACTGACTTGCCAGTTTCTTATGAAGCGACTAAGTCAGTTAACGAAGGTGTTGATATTACGACCGTCAATGATGATTTAGACACAGTCGTTGCTGAGCGAATGGAAAAACAAAGTGCTGCAATCGCATTATTAATTGATGCAACGGCTGGTGCACGTATTTCAGCAAGCGCAGGTAGTACTTTTACTGGTGAGCTCACAGAAGCTGGTGTAACAAAGATGTTCAACGATGCTTCTAAGTACTTCACTAATAATGAAGTTAGCTCTGACATTGTTAAACGCGCGTACGTAACATCTGATGTTTATAACTTCTTAGTTGATAGTGATTTAGCTAAAGCGGATAAGAGTGCACAAGTAAACATTGGTGATAACGTGTTGTATAAGTTCAAAGGCTTCTTCTTGGAAGAAACACCAGATGCTCGTTTTAAAGCTAGTGAAAATGCCTACTTCGTTGCTGATGGTATTGGTAAAGTCTTTGCTGGTTTCAACGAATATCGTGCTTTAACAGAACATCCTGGCTTCTTTGGTACTGCATTACAGTCATTAATTAAGTATGGTTCTTATGTACCTGATAAGAATAAGAAAGCTATTGCTAAGGGTAAATTAACCGTTCCAACACCACCAGCAGAGGGTTAGTTAGGAGTGTGGTCTAATGATTATCACACTAGATGAAGCTAAAGAGATTGATGATAAAGTGACGCAAGGTGATTTGGATGCTTACGAAACTATAGTCAGGAATCTAACCAATAACAATTTTCAAAATACTCTAATTCGTTTTCGTAAGATTAAATTCACTGGCCCACAAGAAATCACACTCTATGATTATCCGCTCGGACTTCGTATAGGTGATACGATTCAGGTCAGCGATTCAACTTACAATGATGGATTAGCAGTAATTAGCTCAATTGAAGATACGACATTGACTGTCACTAATGAGGAACCTTTTTTTGAAGGTTCCTTTTTTGGTGCGTTCATAACAAAAATTCAATATCCAAATGACATAAAATACGGGGTCAAAGGCTTAGTTGAATACAAACACAAAATGGGTAGCAAGTTAGGAATTAAGTCAGAAACAATCGCACGAATGTCAGTTACCTATTATGATATTAATGCTACCGATAATATCGAAGGCTTTCCCGCAGCAAAGTTTAGTTTTCTAAAAAAGTATAAAAAAATGAGGTGGGGTTGATGTTTAAACCACAGCCATTTGAACTGCAAGAAGTCACCCAAGAAAGTGATGGAATGGGTGGGCTAATAGATACGTGGAAACCTGTTAAAAAGATTAATGGTTATTTGGATCTATTGACCGGAACGAATGAAAACACACTTCAAAATGCACGCGTGGAAGACTCAACACATATTTTGATAGTTCCTGAATATACACCAGGTATAACAGATAAAATGCGAATTATTGACTCAGAAAACCGTGTTTATGAAGTCACTTATTCAGATGATCCAGTCGGTGTTCATCATCACAACGAAATTTACCTTAAGTTTGGTGGTGATCTTGATGAGTGATAGCAGTTTTAAGTTTGTTAGCAATAAAAGCAAAGTACTGGCGCAAATGGATGCGGCAGTTGAACGTGCAATGACTATGGTACTTGAGATTATCAAATCTACTGCTAAATCTAATGTTTCAGTGAATACCGGACAACTTCGAAACAATATCGATTATCAGTTGAAGAGCATGAATGGAAAAGTAGTTGGGATTGTTGGATCACCAGAGCAATATGCGATTTATGTTGAGTTTGGTACTGGGGAATTTGCTGAAAATGGTTCAGGTCGCAAAGGGGGATGGGCGTATCAAGACGCTGGTGGTGATTGGCATTTCACTTGGGGTCAAAAGCCACAATCGTTTATGCGTAAAGCCTTTAGACAAAATAAGCAACAAGTTAAAGAAATTCTTAGTCGAGAACTAGGAACAACGTTTAAGGGGGCATAATCGTGGAGGAGTTGTTAAAAGAGCTAGCGAAGATATTGCAATCCGTACACGATCAAACCTTTTTTGAAATGAACACATCTAAAAAAATCGCTTACCCATATGCAACGTATAATTTCGACAGTGAAGCTATTAGACGTAATCAAGATGGTTTCTATCTCGACATAGACATCTTTGATTGGCATGACACATCTGCTCGTGTAGCACTACTAGAAGACAAATTTAAAGATGCCTTGATATCTCGTAGAGATTTAACGAGTAGTCTTTCATTAGTATTTAGTTTTCAAGGATCTAATAAAGTACCTACCAATGATGAACAGTTAAAACGCAGGAATGTACGGTTCTATGTAGCCGTAGATTGGAGGAATAAAAAATATGGTATTGCCTAAGACAGGATATACAGCTAAGTCCGCAGAAAACTATGTTATTGATGCGGCAACAATTTTTACAGATTTTAAATATGATACTGAAGCAAAAGAATTTACAGGTACACCACTTGGCTCAACTCAAGGTGGTGTCGAAGTAAACATTGAACTTGGTTATCGCAAAATTGAGGCCGATGGTACTTATATTATGGATGTTCAAGGATTAAATGTAATGGAATCAGCCACTGCGACTGTTAAAGCGAGTCTACTAGAATTGACCGCAGAGAACTTACGTCGCTCGTTAAATGCAACAATGACTGACGCAACCGCGGATGAGGCACCAACAGGATATAAAGTTATTCGTGCTAAACGTTATTTAACCAATGAAGACTATATTAAGTCGATTGCAGTTGTTGGTGTTCATCGTGGTACACAGAAGCCAATTATCTTTGCCTTGGATAATGGTTTGGTTAAGAGTCCAATGGATCTCAAGACAGAAGACAACAAAGAAGCTGTAGTTGAACAAGAAATTACGGCTAACGCTTCATATGAACAACTAGTTAAAGATGAATTTCCATGGCGTATTTATTATCCAAATACGGATGGCACAATTGAAAATGGCGGTGAAGAGTAATGGCAATTGAGATGCGTGAGTTACGTGGTGATGACTTATTTAGTTTACTAGCAATTGTCGGCAAACTTGATATTAAAGACGAATTCGTCAAGATGTTTGAGCGTAATGTGGAGGCAACTAATGTTGTACCAATGGATCATCAATCCAAAAAGCCAACTAAGGTTGAGCAGGCAAAAATTGATCTGTCAGAAAAAGAAGTAGAAAAACGCGGTATGGAAATGGCTGCGAGTATGCTACAGAAAGTTTTAGTCAATCTTAAGGCTATTAAATACGAAGTTAACGAATTATTAGCTGATTTGACGGGCTTAACACTAGCTGATATCCAATCTTTGGGATTGAAAGACTATACAACATTGCTTATCAGTTTCTTCAAAAAACCAGAGTTAAAAGATTTTTTCGAATCTATCGCGTCCTTACTATAGACCTAGAGGACGGCGAATATCTCTTAAAAGATACACTATTTAAACGTTACGGAAATCCATTGGCGTTGCTAAAGACATATCTTCTTAGTAACTCAATGGATTTTATTTTATATTTACTGGAAACCGAGCGAGATGAGCGTCTGTATAACCAGTGGCTTCATACTACTATGCAACAATCATTTAAAGATTTCCGTAAGGCACAAGGTCTTAAGAGTATTCGAAATAAGGAAAAAGAACCAATTACTAAAGAGCAAGAGCAAAAAATGTTCGATTTTGCTACTCAATTTGTTAAACCCAATAAGCTAAAGCCTGAAAGTGAGGTGGACTAATGGGAGAAATTTTTAAGTTATTCGGGACTATCGGTGTCGATAACAAAGAAGCTAATAAGGCTTTAGATGAAACTGAGAAAAAAGGTCAAGGAACCGGAAACAAACTAACGAACTTTTTTAAGAAAATGTCGACAAGTGTCGGCAATACTTTTTCGGGCCTAGGAAAGAAAATAGATTTTAGTGGCGTTAGCAAACAGTTTAATTCGTTGGGCGGAAAAATTAATAGCTCGCTAGCAAACGGCGTAAAAACGGGTGCTAAAGCTATAGTGGTTGGTGGAACTGCTGCAATGGCAAGTGCTGGTGCTCTGCTTGTAAAAAGTATGAACATGGGCGGTGAGCTTGAACAAAATATGGGCGGTAGTACTGCCGTATTTGGTAAGTATGCTCAACAAATGCAAAAAACTGGTGTTAATGCATTCAAGAATATGGGATTATCTCAGTCAGATTTTTTAGCGAATGCTAATAAGATGGGATCCTTATATCAAGGTGCTGGTTTCTCTGTTAAAGAGAGTATGACCATGACAAGCGACTCTATGCAACGGGCTGCCGATGTTGCATCAATCATGGGTATTAATGCCGATGATGCTATGGAAGCAGTTAGTGGCATGGCCAAGGGTAACTTCGAAATGATGGATAACCTTGGTGTCGCCATGAATGACACAACAATTGGTAACTATGCATTGTCTAAAGGCATTAAGAAATCTACAGCCGACATGACGACACAAGAGAAAGTCGGACTTGCCACTCAAATGTTCATGGAGAAAACAGCAAAGTATGCTGGTAATTATGCTAAAGAGAATGACACGTTATCTGGATCATTTCAGACCGCAAAAGGTGCGTTAAGCAACTTTATGTCTGGTGCCGGTAATATTGATTCTGTTATTCAATCTGGAATGAAATTTGCTGGTGTGGCTGGTAAGGCTGCGATGGAATTGGCGCCAAAATTGTTCGAGGGAATTTCAAAAGCTGTTCAAACATTAGTCCCTAGAATCCCATCGATGATTGGATCGTTAGTCAATAACCTAAGCAAAACAATCGGCGAAATGTTTGGTCAAAATGCTAAAACAATGTTTGATAGTTCAGTCGATGCAATTTCTCAGGCACTAGATGGCCTTAAATCTGCTTTTGATTTCATTGTGAAATACAAGGATATCTTCATGCCGATTGCTGTTGGTATTGGTGCAATTGTTGGATTCTTAGCAGCGTGGAATGCTATAACAACCATCGCAACGGCGGTTCAAACAGCATTTAATATTGTTTTAAATGCCAATCCAATTTCGTTAATAATTTTAGCGATAGTTGGATTAGTGGCTGGGCTAACTTATTTCTTTACCCAAACAAAGCTAGGTCAGCAAATTTGGCAGAACTTTACGCAATTTTTAAGTAATGCCTGGAGCAATTTAAAAACACTGGCGGTCCAGACGTTTACTGCATTAGGACAATTCTTTACTAATTTATGGCAAGGTATCAAGGATGTTGCTGTTATTATCTGGAATGCTATTGTAACAGGAATTGTGTCGTTAATAATATCGGTTGTTAGTACTGCTGTTAATCTATTTAATAGTTTAAAAAATGGAATTTCAAATATTTTTAATGGTATCAGCATTGTTGCATCAACAATTTGGAATGCCATTAAGGCTTTTCTTTTAAATGTGGTTAATGGTATTAAAAATACCATTATAAATATCTTTAATGCGACTAAAAATACTATTTCAACTATTTTTAACGGTATTCGTAATATAGCATCAACGGTTTGGAACGGAATTAAGAGTACAATTTCGAACATTGTAAATGGAATTAAGAATACTGTTTCTAATGTTTTTAATGGTGTGAGGGGTTTAGTTTCAAGCATCTTTAACGGCATTAGAAGTGTTACCTCAAGCGTTTGGAATGCTATTAAATCAACTATTTCTAATGTAGTTAATGGTGTCAAGAATACAATTTCAAATGTTTGGAGTGGGATAACAGGAATAGTATCGCGAGTATTTAATGGTGTTAAATCTGCAATTGAAGGGCCAATGAATTCTGCAAAGAATATTATTCGACGCATTATCGATACAATTAAAGGCTTCTTTAATTTCAGTATTTCTTGGCCGCATATTCCTGTACCAAGTTTTTCAATTAGTCCAGCAGGCTGGAAGATTGGAGATTTGTTAAAAGGTAAAATTCCAAGTTTAGGAATTAGTTGGCATGCTGACGGTGGTATTTTTGATGAGCCTACATTGTTATCATCGGGTGGTGGTCAATTACATGGTGTTGGTGAAGCTGGTGCAGAAGCAGTTGCACCAATTGATACGTTGCTTGACTATGTCCGACAAGCTGTTATGGAAGTGATGGGGCAAGATGACGGTGACATTAATGTAACGCAGTATATTACATCACCGCACCCATTAACACCACGGGAGATTGCAAGGCAAACTAAGTTACAATTGCAGGATTTGGCGGCTTTAAGAAAGAAGTAGGAGGTGGGAATAGTGTACGAAATTATCTATACCAATGCTGATGGTGTACAGGTTTCGTTCAGTGCCCGACCACCTTTTGTTGTTATATCTAAACAAGGTTTTGGATCGGTAGAGAATACGATTACTACTGAAAAACAATATGGACTTGATGGCGCTATTCTGGTTTCTGAACAACTCGATACGCGTGATTTAACAATTAAAGGTGAAGCTGTTGGAATAAGTCCACAGGATTTAGATATGCTGCGTAAAGAGCTTATTGGAGTGCTTAATCCTAAAGTAGCCGGTACTTTAACTTATCGAGCTTTTAACAATGAATATTCAATAGATGTGTTGGTCGTTAAGGCACCAGAAATGGATGATCCAATTAAAAATATCACTGAGACGTTTACCGCTACTTTCCTGGCTTTAGACCCCTATTGGCAAGATATGAGTGTTTACAACTCGTTAATACCGTTAGCGGTAGCGACGAAGAAACATCATTTTCCACTTGAAATAGTTGCTAATTATGAATTTGCTACGTTGAAGAGTGGTGAAATTGTACCAGTTGAAAATAATGGAGATGTTGCAGTAGGAGGTACTTTTTATATTACTTTAGGAGCCGAAGCAAGTGACCCTGAAATCTATAACGTATTAACTCAACAATTCTTCCGCTTCAAAGGAGCTTACCCTGCTGGAACACGGTTTAAATTAGTTACTACACGAGGTAAAAAAGAAGCGATTATGACAACTCCAAGTGGCGTAGATAGTAATGCTATGCCTTTGCGAGACCCTAACTCTACATTCTTGCAATTAGAGAAAGGTAATAACTATTTTCAAGTTAAAGCTTCATCAGGTATTGGTAATGTGATTGTTCAATTGGACTTCCAACCGTTAGTAGGTGGTATTTAGTGGAATTAGAGATTTTTACTCAAGATAAAACAGATCAATGGAAGTTCATGTCAGAAAAAGTATTTGACGGCTTCAAGAGCTTGCAAATCAGTCTTAACTATTACACGTATTCGACATTTGAATTACATGTAGGTTTGATTAACGAGCATATCCGTATGTTTATTCCGGATACTGTTATTTATATGGAGGGTATGTATTTCTATATAGATAACGCAATTGTTGATGATCAGGCTACTGCACAGCTTAAGGTTACGGGCAATTCGCTATTGGGTAAAACCGCTGATCGTATTATCATGCGAAATTACAATCGTTCTGCTAGACCCGAGCAGATTGTTTGGGACCATTTAAATAACGAAGTTGTTAATCCGTCTGACACTAAACGTAAGATCGAATACTTGAAATTATCAGGATCACCAAACCTGGGTACTGATACGATTCAATATCAAAATAGTTATGGCACAGTTTCTGAGGAATTAACAACACTATGTACGTCATATGATTTTGGAATTGGCGAGAGAGCAACGAGCCTGGGTAGTCCAGGTAACACATTGACAATTTTTAAAGGCAAAGATGTTTCGGATGTGGTTGAGTTCTCTGATGATTATGAGAATCTAACAAAAGCCGGTTATCAGAATAACAATTATGACGAATCAACAACAGCAATCGTACTTGGTGAAGGTGAAGACAATGCTCGCAAAAAAGTTGTTGTTGGGGACAATCAAGCAGGTTTGAATCGTAAAGAATTGTATGTCGATGCACGTGATCTACAAAAAACGTCAAATGATATTACATTAACTGATGCGGAATACAATGCGGCTTTAGTTAATCGCGGTAATTCTAAATTAGCAGAACGTAAGCGCATATTGACATTAACCGGTGAAGTTCCAGTCAGTTCAAAACTATTTAAACTTGGTGAAGACTATAACCTTGGAGATACAGTTACAGTTCGCTCAGAGCTATATAATTTAAAAAAACAATCCACAATTACGACAATTAAAAAGACATACGACGAAAAGGGACTGTATATCGAGCCGGTTTTTGGCAAGGAAAGTCCAACGATTTATGACGTATTGGGAAGGAGCTGATTGAATGGAATGGAGTTATCCATGGTTATCAATTGATGGTGATCGTATGTATGATGACAGTGATTTTGCACGCTTTTATAGCAATTTGTTTACTGATGGTGTTTCAATGACTACTGCCAACGGGCTCAAAGTAACTACAAGTTCGACTGGCGGCATGCAAGTACAAGTATCGTCTGGTGCAGCAAATATTGAGGGGCGTAGCTATTTTAACAGTACTTCGTTACCGCTTAACATTAATGTTGCCAGTTCCTCACAAGATCGGACAGACAGCGTTGTTTTGAGAATGGATAAAGGTTTGAGAACTATGACTCTTATGGTTAAGCAAGGTAATACTCAAGTTATTCGAACGACGGATATTGTGGAATTACAACTTGCAACTATTGAAATCAAACGCAATGCATCGAATATTACAGCCGACTTAATTACTGATAAGCGCGCCGATGAAAATGTTTGTGGGTATTCAACACCTTTTTCAAAAGTTTCTGTTTCTGGTCTTGAAGATCAATATCAAGCGCTATTACAAAAAATTATTGATGAAATGAATCAGTATACCGAAGATGAAAAAGGTAAATTCGAAACTGATATGCAAATGATCATCGATAAAGGTACAGCACAGTTAAATAATCAGCAAGCGGATTGGCAAGCATTCTTGAATTCGATTACTGACCAGCTGACTAGTAATCAGGCAGTTAATTTACAAAATCAAATCAATCTTTTAAAAGCTGATCAGCAAACTTGGACGATTACCAATACGCCAATTCCGTATCCACAGATCATTGTAACTGGTTGGCAGAACGGTTTCGGTGTGACTGCTTTAGGCGAATCGAATTGGCTAGGCGATGTTCCAGAAACAATACCTGCAACGATTGGCTATCCAAGTAAGAATGAGGTTTATGTCAAAGTTCCGTTAATTTGGAAGATGATGGACCCTGTAATTACTGAGACTGAACCATATAGTTATTTGGTTGCAGAGGGTACAAGAGCATTACGGATTAGATTATTAGGGGTGAAATAAATGGAATTAAAAATTTTAGAGCGTAGTCAAGAAAACGCACAAGACGATATTAATGAAAATTTTGCAATATTAAATGAGTCAATAATTCAAATTGGCAATCAATTTTTAACAAAACACTATGGTTCTAACGAAAATCCATTAATCAAAGCAGGATCAATCGATATTGCACGAAGTATTAATAATGTTACAGTTACCGGCTCTTTTCAGCTATCTAAAGACATGGCTGCTAATGAAGCGATCCTGACATTGCCAGCTGGATTCTCTGCTCCTGATTTCTCAATACGTACAGTATCTATGCTTACTGACACGAGTAATGTGTTGCTTGTAATCGAACGTAATATTTTAAAATCATCAAAGGCGGTATCAGCTAATAGTTACCTTTCATTTACAGTAAGCTATCCAACAAACGATGATTTTCCAACAACAGAATAGGAGTGATATTAATAATGAGTTTAATTAAATTGAAATTAGCAGCAGACAACACGGTAACGGCCAGCGGATGGGCCAATCCCGACACACGTCAAGTGGGCGAAACGACAACTGACGGTTTTACTATCTACGACATTAATCAAGATGAGATTGATGCGTTAGTTGTCAATCACACTAAGTTAATCAACAATCATCTAGTCATTGACGCTGATTATGTGCCACCAGTGGAGACGCCAAACGATCCGGAACCGAGCGACACTGACAAAGCTTTAGCTGCATTAAGTTATCAACAAATGACAACTACACAAGACGTTACGGCTTTGCAAACGCAGAATGCGCAAATGGCATATCAATTAATGATGATTCAACAAGGAGGAGAAGCATAATGTTTCCAGACTACAACACGATTAAGAGTTTTTATGATATGAAATTATGGACTAAAGAAATGGTAGCTGACGCAGTTAAATGCAGTCGGATTACTGCTGAACAGTATCAAGAAATTACAGGCGAGGAGTACGCTGCTTAGGAAGTGAGTAAATGCACGGTATTAACTGGGAGTCCCTTGCTGCGATTGTGGCGGTTGTGGGAACTGTTTATGGTGGTGCTTCACGATTGTTGCACAACTTTAAGGATTCAATTTCAGCTCCCTTGAGTGAGCAAATGACTAGACTGTCTCAATCAATCGACAATTTAACCGCTCAAGCAGAACGTGAGCGTAAAGACTTTGATGAGCGCTTAGATAAACATGAAAATGCTCTGACACAGCATGACACAGAAATTGGAACACTATACAATCACGCAGGATTAACACGGAGTAGCCATCATGAAAATTAATTGGAAAGTACGAATCAAAAACAAATCGTTTTGGGCAGCGATCATTCCAGCATCGTTGCTATTGATACAAGTGATTGCTGTCCCATTCGGTTACGATTTTCAAATCGAAAAAATCAATAAACAACTACTAGATATCGTCAATGCAGCGTTTGCTGTCTTATCAATCGCTGGCGTTTTGAACGATCCAACCGTTGACGGTATCGGCGATAGTACGCAAGCACTTGAATATAAGACACCTAAAAAGAATGCGGAGGCAAAATAATGTCAAAAAAAGTAATTGATGTATCAAGTCACCAGGACGTTTCAGTTGTTCAAAATACCGACGCCGAGGGCGTTATCATTAAGACGACCGAGGGCACGGGTTATGTAAATCCGTTAGCAGATGCGCAATATCAAGCAGCTAAAAAGCGTGGCAAGCTGTTAGGCATTTATCATTATGCACGCGGTGGTGATCCGATTAAAGAAGCAGATTTTTTCTATAATAATAGTAAAAACTATTTTGGAGAGGCAATTCCAGCTTTGGATTGGGAGGAATACACTAACGCAGCATGGTCAAATGTTAGTTGGGGTCTCAAATTCGTTAATCGAATTCACGAATTGAGCGGTGTTTGGTGCTTGTTGTATACAGGTATGGATGGCGCAAAGCAAAATGCTAAGCTGGTGCCAATCAGTGGTTTGTGGTTAGCAGCTTATCCTGATGATCGACAAAACTGGACGGCGCCAAACTTTACTTATTCAACTGCACCTTGGAAGTCGTTGACTGGCTGGCAATATACGAGTGGCGGTGGTGCGCTTGATCGTTCAATCTTTTATCTAGATGCGGCTGGTTGGAAAAAGATTGCAGCCGGTGACAAGAAAGCCACCGAGCCTAGTAAACCGTCAACGCCAAGTACACCAGCTTATAGTACAGCCGGTAAGAGCTTAGAACAGATGGCAAATGATGTTCTCAATAAAAAAGTTGGCACTGGGCCAGCTCGTACAAAAGCACTTGGCAAGTTCTACACGGGTGTTCAGGCTATTGTTAACCACAAGCTCAAGACTGGTTCTATTTCATTAACTAATACAATTCTAGCTAATGAAACTAAGAAAGATGTCTATGGAAAAGGTGACACACGTAAAAAGCTACTTGGTTCTTACTACAATGGTGTACAAGCTGTAATCAACAAGACGGCTGTTGTATATCATACTGTTAAGCCCGGTGAAACGGTAAGCGGAATTGCATCTGCATATAAGACAAGTTCAGCTAATATTGTTAAGTTGAATTCTTTGAAGAACGCTAATTTAATCTACGCTGGCCAAAGATTACGTGTAAAATAAAAAATAATTGCAAAATTAAAAAACAAATAAGCAGTTTTGCGTATTTAATAATGTCAGGGTAAAAACCTGACATCGTTCTTCTATGAGCGATTTTTGACACGAGCCTCACTCTTGATTGAGTGGGGCTTTTTTATTATGTAAGCAGGTAAACTTATTGAAATTAAAAAAATTTTTGTTCATAATTTGAATAAAATAGCGTAAATAATAATTAGCAAGATTCAGCATATCAACTGAATTTTTCTAATTTTTTAACCAAAATATCTTGTATGTTATTCAATCTATCCACAGATTTATCCACAATATCTAGTTGCTAGCAGGTTGTTATTTCAAGATATGGTGTGTATCATTAATATTGTTAATGAAATAGCAATATTAGGTAGTTCGAGCCTTGACGATCGTATATCCCTAGTATATACTTGTGAATGTATTATAAGAAGTATCAACATAAGAGTGCATACTAGATGGGAGGAAAAAGCTTATGACTAACGTAGTGAAAACCTCTAAAATTGTAAAATGGGGCAATTCCCAAGGTGTTAGATTACCAATTGATTTATTGAAGCAAATTGGAATAGACAACCCAGATAATCAGGAGATTGTTTTAAAAGTAGAGGGAAACAAAATTATACTAAAAAAAGCACCAAGCTTATCGAAACTAGCTCAGCGCTTTGATGGTTTTGATTTAGATAAATATTTTGAAGAAAATCCTGTTTCAAGTGAGCTTCTCGATGCACCAAGTATGGGTAACGAAGCCCTGTAATCTTGCCGGAGCCAGAACAAGCCAGCATTAAATAGGTGACGGCAAGCTATATGATAATAGAAGGGAGTGAAATAATGCTGAAACAAGGATCGATTATTTGGGTTGATTTGAATCCTACTAAAGGACATGAGCAAAAAGGTCTACGGCCAGCTTTAGTCATTTCAAATGATGACTTTAATCGTTTTACAAAGCTGACCAAAGTAGTTGCGATTACCACAAGTAATAACGGATTTCCGCTTCACAAACAGCTGCCAGATGGACTACAAACAGTAGGTTTTGTTGAAGTGGAGCAAGAGCGTACTCTTGACTTGAGTACTAGGAAAGCCACTCTTATAGAAATGGCGCCAACGGATTTTGTTTCTGAAATCATCGAAATGGTTAAAGAAGCGTATTAA